GGGCATATAGAGTTTGAGACCGTCCTTGACGTAGGTGCGGACTACTTTTTTCCCTCTTGATAAAGAACTGCCTAAACCTAGCACTGGATTATCCTATATACGCAAGAATTTTTCCACTTGCAAGAGTTACCGCAGTGAAATCCCCATATACAACATCCCCCTCTGATAATGTCATTGTAGCGGGGAGATTGTCACCAGTTGCACTTACTGAAGATGCAATCACGGCATCTGCCTGAACAGCTTTGAATGCGAGCCAATTCCCCAAATGGAGACTTGTGTCTGTATAAGTATTGAAACCGCCTTGACCTAAGCCAATGTTTCCTGTTTGTTTTACGGAATATCTTGCAATATCGCTCATCTTGTTCTCCTATTATGATGCCTTACCGAGCGTGAGTTGTCTCATGGGCATCTGTTTATTGAAGGGGGCGGTTAAGCCCCCTCCATATTATAATCCTAAAGTTTAAGGATTATTAAAATTTACAATTTGTCCTGCGGCTTCTCCTGCGGATTGTGTTAAAACTGCCCCAAACAATACATCTGTTACCACGCTGGTCGCTAGATAATCAATATCATAGAAACTTTGTACACGAGGTGCAATCTGCATTGCAAATAGAACACTATCTTTTGTAAAGATAGATGCAGTTTCGTCATTAGCACTAGTGCCGGAAGTTGAATCAGACCAATCAACGGAATAAAAAGCATCCATTCCCATGATTGAACCTTGGCTACCAGTGGTGTGAGCAGAGGTTCTACCAGCTTCATTAGATAGTGAAAACTCATCCTGTGCAAATAGTGAGTTATACGCTTCTGTTGATGCGTACAAATATGTATCTGATGTATAATCAACACCGGCATCCATTAACTTCATAGTGCCCTTACGAATCTCTGATGAGAGAAGTATGTTATTATCTGCAAGCGTGACATCATTAGCAGTAGCACCCTGAATTAGAAGAGCAATGTAATTCTCAACCTTCTTTGCCAGTGCGTATCCCATAGACTTTGCATACATATTAAATAAGTCAGCACTTTCCTGTACTTTCACAACATCGTCAATGCGTTTTGCACTGTAAAAATGTTGGTTAACATCGAGTTGCGTTGTACCGTCTGTGTTAGCTGTATATGCTATTGCCGCACCTTCACCTAGTGATACAGCAGTTTCTTGGTCGACTCTTGGAATGTTAATTTTGTCCCCACCAGCCGAAAGCATGGATGACATATCTGTTACTTTGTTTTTTAGCGAAAATTTCCGTTCCGCATAATCCAGAATTGCATCTGACCACAGTTGTGGTATGAAATTTGCACCAGTTGTGACTGTTACGTTAGCCATTTAATGACTCCTATCGTTTGTAAGAATCTAAAATCGAAGACCAATTACTTCGTTTGTCTTTAATATCCATATTCTTCCATTCATCCTTTGATAGTTTTGTATCTATCGTTCCTGCTCTATCAGGAGGATTGGATTTAACAGATAGTTCCTCGACAACGTTTATTAGGTCTGCTGTCTGTAGACTCTTAAATTTTTCTTGTTTTGATTCAGAAAGTTTGCTCAAGGCTTCTTCTCTTATCTTACTATCCAAGGTATCGTATTTATCCTTGAAAGGTTTGTAGGAATCAACTTCTTTTTGAAGTTCGGCATTCAATTCTTGCCACTTTTCCTGTTTAACGAGTTCTACCTTCTTCGCATCTTCCTCTTTGAGCATAAAGGTTTCGAGTTCAGCACGAAGTTCTTTAACCTTCGTAATTTCTTCGTTTAACCTGTATCTCGGTATATCATTTGTGTCGGGTTTTGTCCCTTTATCCATTTTAACGTCTGTATCGACGGATTCTGTTATTTTTTCTTCTGACATTTTAAACCTCTTAAGTGAGTGTATTGATTTAGCAAGTAAGGTCTTGCATTAAATATATACTATAATGTACATTATAATTAACTATAATGCAAGAAAAAAATTACGATTTTAAAAGAAAGTGGTTTGAATATCTTGGTTACACCCCGCATGATGGACAATTAGCATTACATTATCCGTCTAAACCCAATGTGAGATTTACTGTAATGGTATGCGGGAGAAGATTTGGTAAGACTTGGGCAAGTGCCATGGAGGCTACCTATGTGGCATCTCAACCGAATAAAAGAATTTGGGTTGTTGGTATGTCCTATAAAAAAGCTAGATTAATATTCAGAGAGATTTGGCAGAGAATGGTTGTTGGTCGCCCTGATGACATTGTACGTTCCTCTGAAAAGGATATGTATATTAAGTTTAAATGGGGGACAACAGTCGAGGGGATGTCTGCTGACAATGCTGATTCTCTTGTTGGTGAAGGTTTAGATTTTTTAGTTATTGATGAGGTAGCTAAAATGAATAAACGTATTTGGGATATGTATTTATCCCCGACAGTGGCAGGTAGGAAGGGCAAGGTAATCTTTATTACTACTCCAGAGGGAAGAAATTGGATATACGATTTGTACAAACTTGGTAAAACAGATGACGAATGGGAAAGTCATTCTGCACCATCGTGGGTAAATCAATATGAATTTCCACTAGGGCTTGAAGACCCTGCTATACTTGAACGTAAAAGAAATATGTCAAAAGAATTATTTGGACAAGAATTTGGAGCTGAATTTTCAATATTCCAAGGCAAGGTGTGGGATTTCAATACGGAACTGGATGTTAGTAATTTCCAATATGACTCCAACCTACCAACATACTGCTCCATTGACTTTGGGTTTAGAATGCCTGCGGTTTTATTTATACAAACTCAATGGATTGACGATATTGAGCATATAAGAATTTTTGATGCAATCTTACATAAAGAAAATATAAAGACGGAGGATTTAATAAAGATGATTAAGATTAAAGGTTATCCCGTCACTTCTTACTATGGAGACCCTGCTGGTTCAAGCGTCCAAGGACAATCGGGTGCGGGGGATATGGAAATATTTCGTCGTAGTGGAATAAATATTTTGTGCATGAGAGATAGATTGAGTAGAAATATTACTTCAAGTGTATCTTATGCGAGAGGATTTTTCTCAAGTGCAGATGGCACGAGAAGGGTTCATGTCGATAAAAAATGTGTTGAAGTCATAAAGGATTTTGGAGAATACCGCTATCCAGAGACTATGGATGGTAAACCTATTAAAGAAGAACCGATAAAGGATGGTTATCACGACCACGGATGTGATGCCTTTAGGTACTTTATAACAAATAGATTCCCAATGAAAAACAAAGTAATGAAAAGGATTCAAAGATGATTGAACAATTAATTAAAGATAAATTAATAGAAGCTAAACTCTCAAACGCCCATGCAAGGCGGAATGAGATACGAAAGTTTTTAGATTATTATTCAGGTACATCTACTGAATCTTATATCAAAGAATATTTCACGGGAGATGCTTTCTCTGAAATTCCAGCATCCGTTACGAATTTTACAAGAAAGTTTATTAATAAAATAAGTCGTATATACACATTGGGTGCTAAACGCACCATTGGTGATTCAACAGATGTGTATAATGCCCTTATTCCAACTAAAGATGTTAGAATGAAGCACTCCGAAAGGATGACACGACTATTGGGTACAATAGCAAATAGAATATTCTGGAGAGAGGGCAGTTTTGATTATAGACCAATTTATTATTTTGAAACCTACTTTGGAGATGACCCATTCAAGCCAGAGGCTATTATTTACCCATTATTGAACAAAACAGCAGACTTGTCGAACACGATTGGACTGCAATGGGGTTATTGGGATTCGGAAAAGTACAATGTTCTCGACGAGGATGGTAAAACTTTAGAAGAAACTCCCAACCCTTACGGTATTCTGCCATTTGTTTTTACTCATAGAGAAGACCAAATCGATTCATTCTTTGTTGAGGGAGCGGCTGATATAATAAATTGTAATGAACAAGTGAATATTGGTCTCACGGAAATGAACCTCGGAATGAGATTTAATATGTTTGGACAGCCTTGGGTAAAAGGACTGAGGTCAGACCAAAATATGATGAGAGCAGGCTCGAATGAGATTCTCGATATGGGAGATGAGGGTGAATACCATGTTACTTCTCCACAGGGGAACGTTGCAGAGGCTATTAATAATATCAAATTTCAGATAGAACTTGTTGCATCTAATAATCATTTATGGGTTCAATGGGCTGAATCAGGCGGTGAAGTGCCAAGTGGTATAAGCCTGATGATTAAAGACCTCGAGAGGAAAGAGGATTATTTTGATGATATAGCATTATGGAGATTGTATGAAAAAGATTTTTATTCTGTGGAAAGAGTTATTGCTGAATATAACGGAATTATGCTACCTGAAGACTTTGGAATTGATTTTGAAGAAGTGGAGTATCCGGCTACGGTGCAAGACCAAATAATGAAAGACCAATTCGACTTGGAGCAGAATTTAATTACTCGTGCCAAGATAATGGTTAGAGATAACAAGGATTTAAGCGTAGAACAAGCACAAGGAATAATCGATGGCAACAGACAAACAAACGATACGGAATCGAAACAATCAATCTTTGCTCAATTCCGTCAGGAAGCTGGACAAAATCAATGATATTGAAATTGAATTAGAAGGCGATATAGAAGAAATTATTGAAGACCCTGTAGCTTGGGGTGAGAGGCAAGTGGAGAGATTGATTCTCCAACATCAAAAACAATATTTTGAAGCCAAGAAATTAGGCGAGGAGTTCTGGAGTGAAGTTAGAAATACGAGTCGGGATTGATTTCGGTAAACTCGCTAATGAGATGCCAAAAATAATTGACAAGGTTCTTGAGGAAGCTATTGATGGTTCTGTTGAGGCAAGTAGGGCTAAAATAGATGAAGGCAAATTTGAAGCATTAAGAGACTCTACATTGGAATTAAGACGCAGGGGAACAAAACATCGCCCTAAAACGTCATCTACCAAACCACTTGTCCATACGGGTGAATTATACCGAAGCATTAGAAAAGAAAAGAATAGATTAAAAATGAAAGGTTATGGTGGATTACAACATGAAGGATTTACTACACACCCAAGTTCGATGATACCCAATATAGATGTTTCTGCTCGACCTTTTATTTCAATTGGCAAAGCATCAACAGAAAATATGATAAAATCAATGAGAAAAGCATTAAATCTTAAATCACCACTTGTATTAAAAGTGTAATTAAGGGTATATTATGGCTGAACATGAGGGATTGGATGATAAAGATAGAGAAATACTTTTATGGATTGCTCTCGGATTATCTTACGATATACGAATCTTCGCAGAACGAATCGGTCAAGAAGCTGAACGACTTGCACGAAGTGGTGTTAGCCAACAATCAATTATTGGGGTTCTTGATACGGACTTTAACCAGAGGGGAAGAATCTTTGGAGAGTTCAGAAATTCAATTAAGCGAGGAATTATTGGAGGAATTAACCAAGCATTCCGCAGAGCTGGAGAGATGGGGAAAAAGTTAAGATGGATAACGGTATCGAAGAATGTATGCCCCGATTGTGAAAGTAGGGCAGGTCAACTTGATACTTGGGAAGGATGGGAGGCGAGAGGAATGCCGTCATCTGGATGGAGTGTCTGTAAGGAGTATTGCTACTGCCAGTTGATGCCAGAAGATATAGAGATGGACGATACAATAGAAATATGATAAGATATAAAACAATAAGATGGATATGTAATGAATGCGAGTGGGATTGGCAAACCTTGTCTGTTGTCATTGGTGACGAACAAGAAACTGAACAATGTACCTCGTGTAATTCATTCGATGTCCGAGAAGCTGTAACCGCACCGTCGATTAGATTCAATGGTGGCGGTCTTTACGAAACTGATTATAAATAGTTTTCCGTCGTTGCTCATTAGAGGACGACAAACTAGCAAATAGGAGTTACAAATGAAAATAGCAAGAGTACCTATTCATTTCAATCGAGATGAATTTCTAACACCCTTTGATACATTCTATGATAAGATTATTCAAAGTCAATTTCCCAACTTCAATAAGGAATTTGGGATTTCATTCAAAAATGGTTCTTTCCCGAAGGTGGATGTTGTAGATTACGACGATTGCGTTGTAATTGTAGCAGAATTACCCTCAATGAAGAAAGAACTACTCAATATCGACGTAGAAGACGGAGTTCTAACGATTAGCGGGGATAAGCATCAATTAGAAGATGAAGATGCT